TTCAGACAGATCATGCAGGTTGTTACCGCGTGCAACTGCATCTTTGACGATCTTGTCAGCTTCCTCTTCACCTACGCGTTCACGCCACTCATCGATACCGCCATCGTCCAACAGACCGAGAATCGAGGTCATTGATGGGAACTTGGTGTTTTCGTCGATGATGTAATAGCGCGTTTCACCTTCTTCGGTCTTGAGGTCTTCAAGTGGTACTTTGACCCACTCGAATTTCTTCCAATCAAGCATCGTGTTGAGCCTCATCAGTGTTCAACTCAAACTTCCCTTGTTCAAGGTACTTCCTGACTATAGCCAAACATGCTTCAGGGTCATACTTGCGCAGTGGCGGTAATGTTGAAGAGTCAACGTTTGCGCACAGATCTTCAAACTCTTTAAGGTTCATTATTATATCCTACTGTAAATGAAAAACCCTGATTGCTCAGGGTTTGGTGATTTAGATATCAGGCCTTACATCAGATGTCTGGACGCTCATCATCAACCCATTCCTCTTCATTCATGTTAGACTTCTCCTTCAATCAGTTCAAGCATGTCAGCACACAGACCAGAGCGGATGCAATCTGCACGGGTATAGCGCACGATCTCGATAGGCTTGTTGCGCTTCTCGATTTGACGTACCAGCCATGACAGACCAGTTTCCTTCGAGCCCAGGTCAGTCTGATTGATGTCACCACTGATGAAGATCTTCGAATTAGTACCTGCACGAGTCAGGAACATTTTCATCTCAGCAACAGAGGTGTTCTGTGCTTCGTCGAGCAACATCACAGCATCATCAAACGTCGCACCACGCATGTAAGCAAGTGGCTTGGCCAGTATACGCGACTTGTAGTCACATTTAAACTTGTTTGAGCCAAGACGATCCAGAAGTCCAGCCTTGAATGGTTCAAGGTAAGGAGCAAACTTGTCGTCGATATCACCAGGCAGGAAACCGAGTTTCGGTCCAACCTCAACTGGTGGTCGAGACATGATGATCTTTTTGACCATGCCATTCTTGTACAGATCAGCAGCGACAGCCGCAGACAGATAAGTCTTACCTGTACCAGCCGAACCAATCGAGATAACAATATCATCATGTAGCAGTGCGTCAATGTGGATCTCTTGACCCTTTGTCAGTGGTTCAAGCTTCTTTGTAGCAGCAGGCTTATATTCATACTCAAGTGATTCGCCAGTATTGCTGTCGTTGGCAGAGGGCTTGCCGCGCTGTGGAGCTGGGTTCTTGCTTGCGCGTTCTGCATCACGGCGTTCTTTACGGGTTTCGCGTTTGAAGCGTGCGTTACTTGACATGGCGTACACCTTATTTTATCTAACTGCGATAGTTTGGGCTTCTTGATTACTTAGTTAGTCACAAAAAAGGCTCTAACCGAGAATTCAGTTAGAGCCTAAAGTTTTCTTATTCTTCGCATCCGATGTCAGTCATGACATGATCCTTATCTTGTTTTATGTAAACCTATTTATTACCGAATGATGTTGCTGATGTTATCCTGATACTTCGGCGGCAACTTCTTTTTGATCTCTTTCATGCGATCATTGAAGCTGTCAGTGGTCTTGACACTGGCCGTCTTGTAGGTATAACCGATGCATGCGGTCGTGATAGCCTGCATCACTTCCATCTCACCACACTCAGGGCACGGTTCACCTTCAGGCTTCTTGCGATTGGCAATCGAGTAGACGCCTTCCCACCGATGTTCGCACGCCTTACATTGATAGTCATACAGTGCCATCAACTAACCCCTGCGAACTTTTCAAGCAACCACATCACACTGGTCGCAGGACCGATGAACGGGATGAAGAATGCGGCTAGTGTTGCCCAGAAGCCTTTTGCGACGATTACACCCATGCCCCACAGGATACCGAAGATCAGACCGAACGGCAGGCCGATGCTGTAGCGTTTGATGATTTTGGTTGTAGGAACTTTGTTTTCCAATTGGGTTACCTTGTTTTCGAGTGTGGTTGCGATGTCGTCAAGCGTTTTGTTCATTTACCGATAGCCTCTAGTGTGTCTACGAATGCGTTCATTTGTTCAACAATACGCTCATATGTATCTGCCATTGTTTTGTCTGTACGGACTTCTACGGCGGCGATGTTGCGTGGCAGGAACAAGGCGAACACGTCACGATTGCGGTCTTTGACGATATCGTTGGCTTTGACTGTGATGATCTTACCGACAGTTGCAGGATCGTCCCAAAGCTCTTGACGTTGCTTGTCACTGAAGCCAGTACCCACACCCGTGACCAGCTTGCGATCAGACGATGCGCACACGGCAGCACCAAGACGGCCTTTGTTCTTACCTGTACCTTCTTCGAGCGCGATGATTTCAAGTTCACACTCGAATTCAATTTTGCACTTGACTTGGTCTGGAGAAGTGTGGTCGGCCCAGATACCGTCCTGGTTCTTGATCACAGTCCCTTCTTCACCTTTCTCGACTTCCTCTTTGAAGTGGTCGATGATGTCTTTGACGCTGTTGACCACTTTCGTCGACACCAGGCGCAGTGCATCGGACTTGCCGGCTATTGAGAGCTTCAGGGTGTTCAGGCGCGTTGCATACTTGATTTTGCAGAGGCGAGCGTTGTAGTCGGCAATAGGCACGATGTCCCACAGCACGAACACGATGCGGCTGGTGTCAACATCATCAGCGTTTAGGCGGCCGTTGCCGTCTTTGCGCGACATGATCTTACCTTTATCATCCGTGTACAGGGCTTCACCCATGTAGACGAAGCCCTGTTCAAACATACCATCAGTCGCCTGGTTGTTGTAGGGCTTGACTTCGCAATTGCGCGAACGGTAGATCACTTTACCATCATTGGCGATGATATCAACGTACATGCCGTCGGACTTGGTCTGGCTGTATGCAGGCAGCTTGAGCTTCGCCAGGTTCTTCTTGTTGAACGATGAGCAACGCTGATACGGCGGCGTGTAGATCAGATCCGGCCAGATCTTGTTCATCGTCGATTCAGTCAGACCACAACGCAGGTCTTTCTTGATGATACGGAACAGAATTTCACCGTCTTCGGCAGACAACGAGCCTTCTAGTCGAGTGATGTAGTCGATTGCCTTCTTACCAGTCAACTGGCGAGACGACAGGGTCTTCAGACCATCAATAGCGTCAGACAGGGTGTTAGTGCCTGTGTATGCAACAGGGCGCGGGTACTTCTTGATGTTGTAGGAGATTTCAGGACTGTAGGTAGCAATCCCGATTTTCTTGAACAGTGCAGCCTCACCACCTTGCAGTCTGGTCAGGATAGATTCCTTCTCAGTCCGAGCGTTAGTCGACGCAAGTTCATTCAGTACGTTAAGCATGTGGATATTATCCTAGTTCAGGGGTTGTGTGGACAAGTATACATGGATTCTGTTGGAACACAATGGTTACTTATAAATAGCTTCATATAGAACCGTATTCACACAAAGGTTATCATGTATGTCAAAGATTCGAGTAGACACAATCGCCGCACAGGATGACAGTACCAACGTACCCACTGCCACGTTGACTGCTCTACCTGCGCGTGTAACCGCAGTCGAGAATGGTAAGGCTGTAAAGGGTGCCAACGGCGACATCACTTCGTTGACTGGCTTGACAACTGCTCTCAGTATCGCTCAAGGTGGTACGGGTGGTAACACGCCGGATACAGCGCGTGCGGCTCTTGGTGTTCCTGGCCGTAACCGGATTATCAATGGTGCTTGTCTTATTGCTCAGCGCGCTTCAGCGGCGTTCGCAACAGGCGCTGGTGGCTATGCTGGCCCCGACCGTTTCTTTGCGACAAACTCAGGCACCGCTGGTGGACAGTTCACTCAGTCGCAGGGCACAATCGTTGATGGTAATGTGACAAAACTGGCCATTGTTCAGACCGTAAACACGGCAATTGTTAGTACATCGGGCGTAAACTATTGGAGTGGTATTCTTCAGTACATTGAAGGGTTCAACTGCTTTGATCTTGCCGGTAGCCCAGTTGCTTTGTCATTCCTGTTCAAAACAAACGTGACAGGTACTTTCAGTGTTGCGGTTCGTGACAGTACAGGATCAGTAAGCTACAACACGTCATTTGCTGCGGTTTCTGGCGTCACGATCAAAGTGACCATTAACCTTCCTGCTGTACCCGTAGGAGCGGTAATCCCTACATCAAACGCCACGGGTATGACAGTAACAGTGGGATCAATCAACACTGGTACTTTCCAAGCACCTTCTGGTGGTGTATGGAATACTGGCAATTATATAACAGTCCCATCGTCGGTCAACTGGGGCGCTACTGCTGGTAACTATATCTCGTTGACCGATTTGCAGTTTGAAGCCGGAACTGCGACACCGTTTGAACGCCGCTCTATCACTCATGAAACTTCTATGTGTCAGCGTTACTATGGTACAGGCGGCGGCGTTATTGCAGGGTATAACGTCGGAGGTAGTAACATAGGAAACCAGGTTGAATTTAAGTCAACAATGCGCGCAGTACCTACAATGGGTATTACTGGCTCAAGCCTGGCTAACATGAGTGCGGCAGGGGCGTCTAACCCAGCCCCTAACGGATTCACAGTATATGGTACTGTTACTGCCACTGGTAATGCATCTCTGTCCCATACATGGACCGCATCGGCAGAACTCTAACCTTCAATCAAACTGAGTACTTCGTCGTCGATGTAAATGACGACGAAGTTATTCATCAACGCATTACAGACCACTTCGTTGTAGTCTTTGCGATCAGCGGCATTCCCTACCACAAACATCGTCTCACCGCGCAAGCCTCGTGTACGATTGTCTTCACCACCGATCACTACGATATATTGACCACGACCGAAGCCCAGTCTTTCGGCGATCCCGTGTGCTTCAACTGTGTCGCGACCAAAGAAGAAAATGCGATCCATTTAGAGTAACCCCATACTGATACCGTTTCTGATTGACATCAGGATCTTACCTAAGTAGTTATGACCCTTGCCGTTATAGATTCCCCAGTATGTATCGCCCCAATAGTTACCCTCTACTAGATCATGCCCTTCGGTCGCCATCAGCATTGCGCGCAACTCAGGGTGTTTAAACTTCTGTATCAGCAGCTCTTCCATGATCCTGCGCTTGTGTAAGTGCCAGTCTTGCTTCAACTTGAGCTTTTGACCAGCACGTTTTGCTTGGCCCGCTGTCTCGATAAGACTAAACCTGCAACGATCATCCCAGTCATCGGTCTTTGCTGCTTGATAGGCGTGTTCGACACTCGGGAACATGATGTTGCTTAACTCAACCTCAACAGGGTAGAAGTTGCTCAGAAACTTGAAGTCACCGTCAAAATGGTCAATCATTTTCATTCCTCAGATAGTAAAACACCGCCTTTGACAGCGGTGTTGATTTGTTACTTCTTGTTATAACGCATCTCAATTACAACGTTAAGACCTACTGCTATCGCAAATGCGACACCAACGAGAGTCCAGTTATCATGCTGAACGCCTGCGCTAATCGCCGCTACAGGGATCATATCCCAATAAGAATATCGCGGCGTGTAGAAAAACCATTTCATATCAATACCTCACATGTTCATCAGGTTGGCAAACTTGTTGTTTGCATAGAACTCAGTCACACGACGGTCAACAATGATGTCTTTGCGTGCGATCTCTTTCAGTACGTAAAGCCCTGCAAGGGTCCGTAGACGACTGAACGCCACATAGCCCTGTCCGTGTGCAAAGAATCCGTTGCCAGTGTACAGCGCCGCTTGCGACAAGCTCAGACCCTGAGATTTGTGCACAGTACATGCGTAGCCAAGACGCAACGGGAACTGTTGATAGTCAGCGACAGGTTTAACCCCTACACCACCCTCACCACTGAAGTACTCATACTCAGTCCACTTGAACTCTTTGACAGTAATATGTTCACCCGTTTCCAGTTGAATCATGATGCTGTCATTGAACATCTTTTCAACGTGACCTGTCTGACCGTTGTAATACGAGCCATCGAGCGCGTTCGCGCAGATCAGTACCTTAACACCGACTTTCAGCGACAGGCATTCAGGTACTGGCAGATCTTTGAACGGGCCCTTTTTCTTACCGACGTAAACACGTTCCTCACCCATGATGTCATCATAGTTATGTTTGTTGACGGTATCCGCTTCACGGTTAGTCGAACACAGGAACAATGTGTCATCGTCCATCTCTTCTTTGCTCATACCCTGTTCATTCAAGAACTCAAGGCTCGCTTCGAAGTTCTCATCACGGGTACGGATGCTGTTGAGCGCGTTGATGAACACCGCATCAGACTGACGCATGACCTCGTCTAGTTCGATAGTCTGGAAACCCGCTTCACGCCATGTGTCGGTGTCGAAGGCAAACGGACTGTCGAACTCTTTCAGGAAGTATTCACCTTCAGTCGACTTCGTGTTGAGCACTGGCGACAGTTGAAAGAAGTCACCAACGACGATCACTTGTAGACCACCAAACGGCTTGTTCTTACGCTTTGCTTTACGCAATGCCATGTCAATCGCCATGAACGTGTCAGCACGTACCATCGAGATTTCATCGATCACGATACGAGTGATTGAGTCGTCGCTGAACAGTTCCTTGACCTTCTCATTGACGTTAGCGCGCTGAGAGGGCGACAGATAACCGAGACGTAGACGGAACGTGCTATGAATCGTCGCGCCCTTGATGTTCTGTGCAGCAATGCCTGTAGGGGCGAGGAAGATGGTGCTATCGGAACACAGGTCACGAATCTTGCCAACCAGGACAGATTTACCAACTCCACCAGGACCACTGATGAAGATGTTTTGCCCAGTCATGATTTGATTGAAGGCGTAGTTTTGTTTCAGGTTCAGTTGCATTCGGTATTTTCCACTTCATCAATCATTCGTTCATTAACAACTTCAGTGAGCGCCTCGATCAGTTCAAGTGCTTGCTCTTTGCTGAGTTGTACATCATGTTCACCAGAGCCGTGATGTTTAACCACTGTACCCAGGAACAAACTTCCGTATTGCACCGACATAATCAACTCATCACCGAGTTGGTTCTGGCAGCCGAAGCGACGTTCAAAGCATGATGAAAGCATGACTTTAAATCCTCTCTCACATTCATATTAGAAGGGCCCAGAGTATGAGCCCATCCACAACTTACGCCAAGATAATTCGTGACGGCTCTGGAACTTCAATCTTCGCGACGGTAATTACTTCTTGCTCTGCAACTTCAGCAACAGGTTCACGCATACCGAAGATTGCAGCGAACTCTTCGCAGATTGCCTTGAACAGGAAGTCTTTCGAACGCTGTTCTTGTGGTAACTGGTCGTACGGTACCATACACGGATGCATCTTCGCCTCAGGGCGCTTCACCTTACCATAGATCCAACCATCACGGGTTTTCTGAGCCATCCAGTTCTTGTGCGACTGCTCAGGAGTGCAATCAGGATTGGCGATATGGAAAGCAACACCGTCGATTGCCGACTGAACTTGCCAATCAGGTGCTTGATCCCATGGAACAACAGTATCGTCACCGATCGACAGACAGTAAGCGCGATTCACCTGGTGCGCAACTTGCGCTACGGTGATATACATCGCGAAGGTCTGTTCCTGTTCAGGGGTCATTTGTTGCTGTGCTGCTTCACTCATGCTTAGTACTCTCTTTGTGGTAAATGCCGATCAAAATACCGACTTTGATAAATAGTTGTATAGCCAATTTATACACTTCAAACAAGGTACGTCAATGTCAATTATCGCGATCCACCCAACTCAATACTTGCCACCTGTGGATGCAGTCGTCCCAGATGTAATTGAACCAACTCACCTATACATCAAACAGCATCGAACTACTGGTAAGTTGTACTTCGGTATGACTACCAAAGACGTGTTCAAGTACAAAGGGTCTGGCAAACACTGGCTCAGGCATTTGCGAAAGCATGGGTATGACGTTGAAACATTGTGGACCAAACTCTTCACCGATCCAGCTGAATTAGTTGGCTACGCTATCGCTTTCTCTGAAAGTAACGACATAGTCAAATCACCCGACTGGGCCAACATGGAGCTTGAGAACGGTGTAACTGGAGCCCCTCAAAAACATAGAACTTACATATCACCCGAAGGTACCAAACAACGCTTTGCGTACAACACGCAACCCGAAGGATGGATCGTGTATTCAGCAGTTCGAGGAACCCGCCTCTACTCGAATGGAGCTGAAGTAAAACGCTTCAAACATAATGAACAACCTACAGGTTGGGTTGAGTTCGCTAACGTTACTAACGTTGGTTGCAGACAGCATCAATCACCTGATGGATCATTCAGAATGTTTGTGGTTGGTGAAGCGCCAGACGGTTGGGTCGAACTCTCACCTAACAAAAACAAACGCGCTTACATCTCCCCTGAAGGTCTAGTAACGACATTTACCACAGGCCAGCAACCTGAAGGATGGATCACTTACAACCATAACGTAGGTAAACGACAATATCGAAACCCTGTCTTAAAGGATAGCAAGTTCTTCATTACTGGCCAGCAGCCCGAAGGGTACTTTGAGTACCATTCTCGCGTCGGTTACAAAGACAAATCAATTGTCGAGTAATCACGCAGTAGCTTTGTGCATCACTCCTATCGTGTATTTGGTACGCAATTCCCAATCTTCTTTGTCTGCGTATTTGATGATCTTCACCACGTTAGGTGAACCCATCGGGATAAGCCGTTCGGGATCAACGACCTTGATCAAGTTCCACTCAACCAACATCTGGACAATGCGGTTGCGACGTTCAATGTCACTTTCGCTCAAGTCGGTACGCAGACCGTCGAGCGCCAACAGCTCTTTGAAGTGACATATGTAGTAATGACCTTGACGATGCAGGATGTGCGCCGACTGAGTCAGCACCTTTTCACTGCGACTCGCAAGACCAATACGGGTCAACGTCTCTTTTACTTTACGAAAACTTTCGGTATCGAGTAGTTCCACCTCAACCATTTTTTCGATTACGTCCACTGGACTTATCATTACTGCGACCTCCAACGTCATATGATGCTTTAATTGTCTGCAAATCTTCAGGTGTTAACAACTTCAAATACTCTAGTGCTCGCAGACGGTTGACGCCGTAATGCTTAACAACTAAATCGATATTTTCCTTGTCGTCTCCGCTTTGTTTAGCCCACTTGTTGAAACGCTTCTTTTTGCTGAGTAGATAGAAGTAGAAGTCATGCACCTGCTCTTTGGTAAGCTGCCAATGCTTGTTCAGTTCATTGGCATACATGATCGTCTCTACGCTTTGCGACATCCCCCGATTGATCATGAACGGGGAAAAGTCAGGTGCAGTGTCTTCACGGAACATGTACTGCTTATCGTAGTTCAAATCAGTCAACCAATCGAACAACGCGACCTTAATCCGCTTGTACTCTTGCTCCTCTTCCTTAAGCTCTACGGCCTGACCGTTCAAGTCGATCATTTGAATGTCACACTGCTCATCAGCGTAACGCACATTGCCGCGATATGTAGCTCTTTGTCGGCGACAACACTGTCATAACGTTGATAGTCCTCAAGCACCAGAATTGCTTCAGGGATTGACTGAGGATCAATGTGGTCTTTCAACGACTTATACAACTTGGTGTACAGCGCCGAGATGTCGTTGGTTGCATTCTCTGCGCACCATTGACGCACATCAGCGAACTTCTTAGCCTTCATCGACTTGATCAAACCGTCAATGCTGACTTCCTGAAGATCGTTCAGAATGCCGGCGTCAATTTCACCACCACGACCATATTGTTGCAACTGGCCCAAGATGCGACGGTTGTCAGGGAAGAACTTCTGGATCAAGGTCGCGACTGCTGTCTGATCGAACTTGATATTCTCATTCGCAAGAATAGCACAGACGCGCTGAAAGAACTTCGCCTGAATCAGTGGCTGCTCGGTTTTTGTGATCTCGAAGTCGACGCGCACAGTACGCGAATGCAACGGGTCAATGATCCGGTTCGGGTAGTTGCAGGTGAAGATGAACGAACACGTCTGGGAATAGCTCTCTAAGCCCCCACGCAACGCGCTTTGTGCTGCTGCTGTCAGTGCATCAGCTTCGTCGAGAATCACGCATTTACCAGCATCAGAGAAGCTTACAGTTGATGCAAAGTCTCTGATCTTGTTGCGGATCGTGTCGATGCCGTTGTCTTCGGATGCGTTGATGATGATCCAGTCAACACCAAGTTCTTGACACAGCGCTTTTGCCGCAGTAGTCTTACCAGTACCAGCTGTACCACACAGCAGGAGGTTAGGGATGCGACCACCTTTGATGATGTCATTGAACTGGGTAACCAGTTTCTTTGGCAGGATGCAGTCAGCAATCCTTTGTGGACGATAACGCTCAACAAAAAGCGGTTCTTTCATGTTGCAATCAATTGACATTCTACAACCTCACAAATACAATGATCAGGTAACAAAGCGCGTTCGATTAGGAACGCGCTCAGATACTACATGCCTTAAGGCATGTTACGCAAACTGGCTAGTCGAAGACGCGTCCAGAGCCATCCAGAAGGTTTTGGTACCGTTGGTCACTTTGGAGATTTTGCGCGAACTGATTTCGAACTTGCAGTCGCCATCCAGAACTGCCAGGGCATCGGTCTTGTAGAACAGATCGAATGTGTCCGAGGTAGTGCCGACTTCGATAGAGAAGCCGTTGGTGTCATCACCCGAGCCGTTGTTGCGGTCGAATGCGCTCAGCACGACTTTAGCACCATCAGACTTGAAGCCGACGTATTCCAGTTTCAACGCGTTCGCCGCGTTCATCACCGCTTTCAGTTGCTGTGCAGTGACGTTCACTTCCAGGTCATCACTTGGCAGTTGGAAGTCTTTTTCGAAGTAGGAGTTGATGAGCTTTTCAGCGCCATCCACATACTTCAGCTTTTGACCACCATCCTCAGACTTGATCAGAACAAACTTGTCGTTGCTGAAGTCCAGGACAGGATTGGAAATGATGCCTACAACGCCGATGAACTCACGCACATCATAGATGCAGAAAGTCCGCGGAAAGTCTTCAGCAATCGGTGCCTGGAAGGCGATGGTCTTGGTATCGTTCACGCTGCGAATTTCCTGCTTGCCTGCAACGATCTTCAGCGTTTGGTTGATTGCGTACAACCCTTTCAGGATATCAACTGTTTCTTTGCTCAGACGAACTTCGTTAGTGTTGCTCATGTAGATCATACTCCAAGGGTTTTTAGTTACACAGTGTTTAGGCTAGCCATTCTACAGTGTGACAATTACTTGTCAACATTAAACTTCGATTTTACTTTAAGTACGCAACTATCGCGTAACCGAAGAGCGACCAGGTCCCCTCCATATACGCAACCGGCATCGATGTTATACGAAGCAACGTCAAAACCGCGTTGCTCTTCAACTTGTGTTTCAAGGTCATGGTAATTCCACTTCTGGTGTCCGTGTACAAACGTGGTGTCGGTGTGGTGCGCTCTTAGTTGTTCCAAGTCGACTGCTGTCGAGCGCATGCAATAGTTAGGGACACTTCCGACAGCATCTTTGAAGATGAAGCCGATACCTTTCTCAATGTCTTTTATAGGGGCATGGCTCAGTACGAACGCCTGACCATCAATAATGATCGTGTAGAAGGTTTCCCGATCAATCAGCGAGTCAAGGATGAATTGCTGATAGAATGGCGTCAACTTCGCCAGCGCTTCATGGTTCTTATTGCGCGCCAGTGAGCTGTGAGCTTTATAGCCGTAGTGTTCGAGAACGAAGTTGTATTCGTGATTACCAATGACCTTGTAGTGCGCAGGATCATCGACGATCAGGTCTGCGAAGTGCGGCCCGCGATCAATCATGTCACCAAGTTGAAAGATGCGCGCATACTTACCTAACAATCGGGCATCATGTTCACACTTGTCAACCAACGCGTGGTATTCGTCTGCGCAGCCGTGGACATCACCAATCGCGTAATACTCGCAATGAGGTTCAGCGACCACGATATGCTTCTGTAGCAGATCTTGGATAGGATTGTATTTCATTCGATGATTTCCCAATCTTGGTTGATACGGACGAACTCCACGCCAGCATCGTACTTAGCTGCTTCTTGAAAGCGTGGCATGAGCGTGTAGTAGCGCGTACACTGCTTCTCGAAGTCGACAGGCTCATCGATGTCACGCTTTGCATAGCGCGCTCTCAGAACGTCAACAGAGGGCGGATCAAAGCTGATGAACTTCACGGTGCGCTTGAAGCGTTTCGCCAACGCAAGGTAGTCACCACACTCATGGAACTTCAAGTTCGTTGAGTTGATGACCGTGTAATTGCAACCGAAGCGCAGACGCATCTCCAGCGTGTTCTTGATTAGCTCATAGACCATCGAGCTAGCGTTGTTCTGTTTGCTCGTATCATCGAACAACCGCAACCTGAAGTCGTCAGTTGACAGAACGCAATGTTGTTTAAAGTGTGCATCTGCGAATCGATCCTTACCAACACAGTTCGGACCACGTAAAATGAATATCACCACCAGACTCCATCACCAAGACCCATTTTAGACGTGTAGGCGAAGTACATGAACATCGCCAACGATACAATGAAGAACATGAACCAGTAGCCAACGCCTGTTTTAGGCTTCAGACGTGAGTAAAACAAACGTCCGATCAAGTTCAGACCGATGCCAGCAACACTGATCCAAAAGCATATACCTGTTAGGGCAAGCGTAAGAGCCATTGCAACTGTCATGGATCTTCTCTCCTTTAAATTGATTCACTTCTCTATAACCACATAATAGTACATGGCTCGATTGAAGTCAATCATTTTATTCAATAAATAAAGCTTTATATCCATTCAAGCCGATTAACAGCTTGTTCAACGTCTGGAGACGTATTTTACTGGAATTTGAAGGATAGTACAATATAAATTTTCTATTAGTTATTAGTTTTATAATAGAATATTTCTATTGAAGGTTGAACTGGGTTTGATGCCCATAAATAGTCTTTAACTAGCATATTATAAGAGGGTTGATGAATGTCAACAGTCAAAACAGATAGCGTGATTGGGTCATTCCTACCAATCCCTGTCATTGAACATGCAACTGACTCTGAGGTATACACTGCCACGGCTGGTCAGACAGTGTTTACCACTACAAAGTTTGATCGTTCAAACGCTATTCGGGTGATTGCTAAAAGTTCAGGTGGTGCATTCAGTGATGTGCCTGCAAGTTGGACGGCTGCGAATACTGTCACAATCACAGGTACTATTCTAGGTGCTGGGCAGATTGTCTACATCTTCAAAGTGGGTACTCATGCTAGCAAGGTGCGTGTTCAAGATGCTAACGGTACTTGGGTTGACCTGTCGACTTACTCGCAGACACTTGCGCAGAAAGGTGCTAACAATGACATCACAGCTCTGAACGCCCTGATCACCCCAATTACACCAGCACAAGGTGGTGTTAGTTCAGGTTATATCGAAGGGTTGATACCATCACGGAGCGTTGCGAGTGGCCTTACCCTGACCATTGGTACTGGCGCAGCCTTTATGCCTGCTACCGGAAAGGTACTTCAAGTAACAACCCCCATCACATCAGTATTGAGTGGGTTCGCTGCTGATACATGGGTGTATGCATACCTATACGATAGTGGGTCTGGCGTAGCGGCAATTGAGTGGTCAGCGACTGTGCCAGCGGCTCCATATTTCGGGACTGCGCGCACAAAGACTGGTGATACATCGAGGCGTTTCCTTTGTGTACTAAAGATCAATACAGCCGCCACTGCTGTCACTTACTTCCAATGGCGAAAAGACCATACTCGAATTCTTGGTGGGTTGAACGTCGCACCATGGCGAATTATCAACGCAGCGCAAGGTACACCAGGTACACCAACGACGCTAAGTTTATCACCAGGTACACCACCTACGACTGACCGTGCGTTTGTGATTGTCTCACTCAGTGCCGCAAGTGGCGGTACGCACGACGTTTACTTCTGCACACCTGAAACCAACGGAGTTCTTACTGGATACCTAACAGGAAACACAACTGCGGTGAGGCACTGGGTGGAACTTACTGTGAATGCAAGTCAGCAAATTCAATGGTGGTTTTCAAGTGCCGTAACTGGTCAAGCGTTTACGCTTGACGTAATCGGCTACGGTAACGACCGTTAAACAATAGTGAGGAGTTTGTATGTACAAGATTAAAGGTGTTGGAGTAACTCGCATCTCAGATGGTGCATATATCCCTAACGACCCAAGTAATTCTGATTGGAAGGCGTATCAAGTGTGGTTATCTAAAGGTAATACGCCTGCTCCTGAGTTCTCTGCTGAATATATCGCCGAACAACGCCGTAAGGCTATCGCTGATCGTCGGTTTAAGGCTGAGGTTGCAGGTATCGTTGTAGGTGGTATCAGCGTCTATTCTGATCGCACCACTCAAAACAAATTGACAGCAACTGCGTTTCGCGCCTCGCGTGATCCCAACTACACGGTCGATTGGAAAACACTCGACGGTTCGTTTGTGACATTGACTGCTGACCTAATCCTATACATCGCCGACGCTGTGGGTGATTATGTCCAAGCATGTTACACACGCGAAGGTATTCTAGGGTACATGCTGACGAACGGCACTTACACTGACTCTATGCTTGAAGAGGGCTGGCCAGCCCGTGAGGTAACTTATGTCCCAGATTAAGGTAACAACATTGATGACCAGTGACGGGGCCAAACAGGCTACGTCGACTGACGTCATTGACGGTGCAGCAAAGACGAAACTGTTTTCACCATTCAGCCTAACTATGCTTGCAGGCGTTGATGCACCCGCATTGCGCAGTTCACTTGCTGCGGCGAAGAGTGGCGCTAACAGTGACATCACTTCGCTGACAGGGCTTACCACCCCGTTAAGTGTCGATCAGGGTGGCACTGGCAAGATTACTGAGTTTCGCAAAGGTTTTATCGATGGTCTGCGCATGGTGTACACTGGCAGAACAAGTCTTACCGTTGAGGCTGGCTCAGCCTACATCGCTTCTACGGGCAAGATCCTTGAGTTGACTACCGATAAAGTAATGACAGGACTGACACTTTCGGTATCATCATTTTACCACGTATATTTGTACGATAACGCCGGTGTGGCCGATATTGAAATCTCGACTACCGTACCAGTGCGCTACTACGGAACGGCTTACCAAAAGACTGGTGATGCGACTCGTCGATATATCGGTAGTGCTCTTACAGGTACTGGTGGGTTCTTCAAGTTCCAACATGACCCTCAGCTTAACCGCATGAACTATATTGAAGGTCTGCCTGGCACTGCACCGTTTCAGCTTTTGGCTGCATATAACAACGCTACGCCAGCTAACTTATCCACAGTTAACGCCGCGGTTCCTAAGGAAACAACCGTCAGTATTCGTGCAACTGCTGGTGGTACAGGGTTTGTTATGAACTTCTCGCAGACGGACCAGCAAGCAGCTCCTGGTGGTTCTCAGTGGGGCGCTGGCGTTATCGGAAGTTCCGAGTGTGTCGTTCCAGTATCTCGCACACCTGCAACTCTCGGCCAAGTGATGGTGTGGACGAACGGATCTATGTCGCTGTACTGCCAAGGGTACTTCTTCGAACGTTAAACGTGGTGTAGTAAATACTGTTACTACACTCTGACACACCTAATCAGGAATAAACATGTCAAGTATCATTTCTAACTCACTCCGGATTTTGAATTCGGAGACGTTCGCTAAGCGAATCTCCGAACAACCAACATACCTATTCATTGGTAAGGACACTTCTTGGGCTGACGAAGAGTTGCCTGACGTGCCTACCGAATCAACTAAGGACTTGTCTCAGCTCTACAAAAACCTGTTAGCAGTTAAGCGCGTGACACCAGATACAATGACTTCGGTCATTCAGCGTATCAACTGGACGTCAAACTCGGTGTACGATGCATATGACGACACGCTGAATATGATCGATGACCGCAAAAGTAATGGTACTAAGTATCGTTTCTATGCGCTGACCGATGAGTTCAACGTCTACAAGTGCCTGTCAAACAATAACGGTGCGGCTTCGACTACTAAGCCTACGTCGCAGCAAATCACCGAGTTTAAAACACCAGACGGTTATATCTGGAAGTACATGTACACTATTCGTTCGACTGATGTGTTCAGTTTCTTGACACAAGATTGGATGCCTGTCTACACGATTATCGCAAATGATGGTTCGTCGCAATGGCAAGTGCAAGAGAACGCTGTTGACGGTGGTATTCATGACATCGTGGTTAAAACTGGTGGTGCGAGCTACAACCCTGCAATTCCACCTACTGTGGTCATCACTGGTGACGGTACTGGTGCAACTGCACAAGCATCTGTTCACCCAATCTCTGGTGCGATCACACGCATTCTGATCACGAACCCTGGGAGTGGCTACACAGTAGCAACAGTAGCACTGAACAACGTCGGATCGGGTAATGGCTGCACTTCTGTAGCGATCATTGCACCAGTCGGTGGTCACGGTAAAGACGCCAAGCTTGAATTGGGTGGCGTAAACAAGATGATCAAGATGACCTTGAGTGGTACTGAAGGTGGCGAATTCCCAACTTCAACGTTCCGTCAAGCTGGGCTCCTGTATAAGCCTATGAGCAACGAACACGGCTCGAAGATCACTGTGGCTACGACTAACGGCTTTGAAGCTGGCGCGACTGTCACAGGGAGCACAACAGGGGCAACAGGGGTTATTCGTCTTGTTGACGACAATGACCGGACACTTTGGATCGACACCGTTGTTGGTGCGTTCATTCAGTCTGAGACAGTTGTCAGTGTTGACATCAGTGCGACCATTGAGCGAGTCGAGAACAACACCAACCTAGTGCTCGTTAGTTCAGTTTCGTCGGCTGCTGATCTCGTGGCCCGCACCGGTGAGTTCATGTACATCTCCAACAGACAGTTCATCACGCGCAACGATACACAGTCGGAAGAAATCCGTTTCATCATAGGATTTTGAATTAGGGATTAAATTGACCTTTTAACAATGCGCCATCCTTTGGCGCATTTTGGTATAAATAAGACCTATAGAGCCTTTCTTTAAGAGAACACATAATATGGTCAATACAGCATTTGCTCCATACTTCGACGACTACGATGAGACTAAGAACTACCACAAGGTATTGTTCAAGCCTCGCGTCGGCGTTCAAGTCCGTGAGCTGAATCAGTTGCAGACAATGTTTCAAACGCAAATCGAACGGTTCGGATCTCACATCTTCGAAAACGGCTCGATGGTCGCTAACGGTGAGAGTAACTACGATTACGCATACGAGTACGTCACACTCACCAACGTTGACTTTTCCGCAATCTCTGAAATTCTGTCGGCGAATACTGTAACCGTTGAAGGTAACACTACGGGTGTTATTGCGACTGTTGTTCAGTACGTTGCTGATACGCTGACCGATCCTGTAACTTTCTACCTCAAGTACGAATCAAGTGGTAACGCCGGTGAATCTCGTTTTGCTGACGGCGAGACCCTGACCCTGTCCTACTCTGGTGACAGTGACTTTGCTCAAGTTACTGCGATCACTACTGGTCAAGGTTCCGTGTTTTCGATCAACGCTGGCATTTTCTACTTCAACGGTGACTTCATCCGCACCAATGCGCAACGTATTGTGCTTGGTAAGTACACTAACCAGCCAAGCTCTGTTGTGGGCTTCCGTCTAGAAGAGTCGGTTGTTGACTGGACTACTGACGCTACTCTGGTTGATGTCGGTAACAAGAACGCAATCGGTGCTGATCGTCTGAAGAAAGTTCTGACCCTTGAAGTTTACGGCTTGAACGAAGTGTTCGACCGCTCGACATTCATCGAACTTGCTCAGTTTGAAGAAGGCGTTGAACGCAAGAAAACCACAGCATCGACTTACAGCGTCCTGGCCGATACTATGGCTCGCCGCACTTACGATGAATCGGGTGACTACACTGTAACCGCATTCAACCTACGTCTGCGTGAACACCTCAACGCAAACAGCAACGGTGGTCTTTACCCTGCACCAACTGGTGACGAAGCTAAGTTCGTTGTCGGTGTTGAGCCTGGTAAAGCATACGTTCGTGGCTATGAGGTTGAGAACTTCGCAACCCGTTACATCGACGTTGATAAAGCGCGTGCTACTGGTCACCTGAACAACACTGCCCTGACTGTTCCAGTCGGCAACTACATTGCCGTTACTGGTCATAACATTCTGCCAGTTAGCAACACGTTCCAGACTGTCACATTCTACTCAGGCGTTTCGTCGACTCCGGGTGCTGTTCCTCCTGGTAGCGTGCTGGGTACTGCAAACGTGCGTTACTCGACTCTTGGGCCTATTGCTGGTCAGTTGCTGGTCTACATCTTCAACGTGCGCTCTGCCGCAGGCACAAACGACTCTAGCTTCATTGCGACAGCTAAGTCGGTATACGCTGCTGGTACTGTTGCTTTCACTGCAAACCTTCTGACTGTTCCAGAACTGGTCAACTCGGTTAACCATGGCCTGACTTACACTCTGCCAGTTAAAGTGGTCAAGACCCTGTCACCAGGTGGTGTTAGCGATACCTCGTTCTCGGTTATCCGTCAATACACTGCGACTTCGGACTCTTCTGGTACTGTTGTATTGTCTGCTGGCAGTAATGAAAGTTTCGCCGCACCAACTGCACTCAATAGCGTTGCATCATACAAGCCTGCTGGTGCTGCTGTAACCCGTGAGATTGCTTCGATCTCGACTCTGGGTGGTGTGCCTGTAGGTTCGTCGCTGACTATCGCACTTGGTGCGGGCGCTGCTTCGTTGCCAATCACGATCAACGTTGAAGTGATCAAACAGCAAGCGGTTCAAAAGACTAAGACCAAAACTGTTGCGAACGTGACCAAGACTGCTGGTTCTATGGTCAACCGCAAAGTTCAACTTGATAAGGCTGACGTCTACAAGATCGTTTCTGTTGTTGAAAACGGTGTCGACAAAACTACCAAATACAAGCTGAACACAAACATTACGCCTGAATATTACGGTGTGTCGAACATCGAACTTCTGGCTGGTGAGTCTCTGCCGACCAACGATCTAGTGATCAACTTCGAATATTACTTGCACGGTGCAGGTGATTACTTCAACGTCGATTCCTACAGCACTGTTGCTTACCCAAGCATCCCTGTTGACGCTGCAAGCAACTCTTCCACTAGCATGGCCGACATGATCGACTTCCGCCCTCGCTTCAGCGATGCAGGGACTGCGTTCACTGGTACAGGTTCATCGTTCGTCGAAGTTCCAGCACCATACACACTGTTCCGTTGCGATCTGGATCAGTACTTGCCACGTGTCGACAAAGTGTATGTTGATTCGAAGGGTACTTTTGGTGTCGTCAAAGGTGTTCCAGCGGTTAACCCTGCTGAGCCGAATGCTCCAGATAACACAATGACCCTGTATAAGTTGATCGTTCCTGCCTACACGAGCGATGTGACCGATATTCAGTCGGTGTTCATCAACAACCGTCGTTACACTATGCGTGACATCGGCAAGTTGGAAGATCGAATTGCGAATATCGAGTATTACACCTCGTTGTCGTTGCTCGAAACTGAAACTAACTCGATGCAGATCACCGATCCGTCTACTGGTCTGAACCGGTTCAAGAACGGTTTTGTGACAGATGGCTTTTCTGATTACTCAGTAGCCGCTTCGACTGTAGCCGAGTTTAACTGTAACATCGACAGCAGCATCATGAGCCCAGGTATCGGTGTTGACTTCGTAGGTCTGACGCTTGACCCTGCGTACTCGACTGGTGCTGTGAAAACAGGTTCATTGATCACACTACCGTATACCGAGCGCGTGTTCTTGTCGCAGTTGCTTGCGTCTGATGCACTGAACATCAACCCGTATGCTGTATACCGTTGGAACGGCACTTTGACCCTGTCTCCAAACAGCGACGTTTGGTATGATAGCACTATCATTGAACGTAACAACGTCAGCCAAACTGTAGGTAGCTGGTCAAGCACTCCGCCATCTGTCGTGTACACAATGCACAACGGTAACACTACTTGGAACACAACTAACCCGAACGACTCAGCATTGCGTCACTCGCGTGTAGGTTCGTCTACAACGACCACAACTCAGAACGTTGTGACCACATCGTCGTCGACTATCACTAACCAAGTGGGCACTTCAGATATTCCGTACATGCGTTCACGCGAAGTTGCGTTTTCTGCTCAGGGTCTGATGCCGTTCAGTCGCGTCTATGCGTTCTTCGATGACGTCAACGTGACTGCATACTGCAAGCAAGGCGTACAAGCTTACGGCGCACCGATGTACGTTGATAGCTTGGGTAATATCTCGGGTACATTCTTGATCCCTAATACGACCGCTCTGCGTTTCCGTACAGGTACTAAGCAGTTTACCCTGATCGACAACGCCAACAACGTGCGTGAAACTTCACTGTCGTACACTGGTGCAAGTTACACCGCTAAAGGTACCCTGAACCTGTTGTCGCAAACTGTTGTGACTACCTCAACTATCTCGCAAGTGACTAGCTCGGTAGTTAAACCTTGGGACCCATTGGCGCAGTCGTTCTTTGTTGAGAAGTCTGGTGGTGTATTTGTTACTAGCATCGAAGTATTCTTCAAGACTAAAGATGCTGTAATGCCAGTGTCGATTCAGATTCGTGATATGGAAGCAGGTGTACCTGGTAAAAACATCGTGCCTTACAGCACTGTGTCTCTGAACCCGAGCCAAGTGAACGTGTCGACTAACGGCACCGCAAGCACTAAGTTCGTAATGGAAAGCCCTGTGTACCTTGCAGATGGCAACGAATACTGCTTCGTGTTGATGTCGAACAGCAACAACTATAACGCGTTCATCGCCACTATGGGTCACACGTCTCTGGTTGGTAACATTGCTATCTCGAAACAACCAGCAGTGGGTGTGCTCTTCAAGTCGCAGAACAACAGCACTTGGTCTGAAGATCAGTTGTCGGATATGAAGTTCAAGATCAACACTGCGCAATTCAGCACCAACACTGTGTTCAATGCAGGTTTGGTAATGGGTACTCCTGATCGTGTGACACTGGCTGCGAACTCGTTGAAGTCGACTGCCGCGTCTAACATTATCACTATGACTCTACCAAACCACGGCTTGTTTGTTGGTTCGAAGTTCAATATTTTGGGCGTTGATGTTGGTCCTGGTATCCCTCTAGGTGAATTGAACACTCTGCAAACTGTGTTCACTGTTGTTGACCCTGACCACGTGACGTTCAAATCGACTACTAACGCAACCACTAGCGGTTCGTTTGGTGGTGCTGCCGTAACTTCGGGCAAGAGTATGGCAATGTCGGCAATGCAGCCGATCATTGAGAACTTGCTGTTCGATCAAACTGCGATCAATTGGACTTACCGTGGTACTACTGGACAATCTGTTGACGGTACTGAAACTCCGTACCAACAAGCAGCGTCTCTAAACATTACACCGGGTGCGAACAACTTGCTGGCAGTACCGCACGTTATCCCTAACGCTAATGCTGTAACGCTTGCTGCTCCGGCTGGTATCGTTACTGCTGGTTTGGTTTCGTTCGTTGATAACCTCTCACCTGTTATCGACATGAACCGCGCTGGGATTATCGGTATCGTGAACCGCATCAACAACCCTACTACAGTCACTGAGACAGCGGCTACGGGCGGCAACGCTTACGCTCGATACTTGACTAAGGTCATCGGTCTGGCGAACGCTGCAAGCGCTCTCAAACTGTTTGTTGACGTGAATCAACCGCAAGGGTCCAACTTCCAAGTGTTCTACCGCACTGGTAACACTGAACAGGAAGTTACTGATAAGGTCTGGGCTGCGATGCCTGCGGTGTCGACCAAAACTTCAACTGATCCAATGGTGTTCAATGAGTTCCAGTATGCCAAAGACGCTCTGACACTGTTCAGCTTCTACCAGTTCAAGATCGTCATGACATCGAATTCATCGTGCAACGTACCAATGGCCAAACGACTGCGCGGACTGGCGCTGGGGACTTAATGAACGATCTACTTTACGTAGAGGGCATACCAGGTTTGCGCAAGGACGCGCATTCGGGTGGTGTTCTAAATACCGACAGAGAGGCCTTACTCATGGCACGACAGCTCCAAGAGCGAAAGTTGAATGAGAAGGCACACCTTGACAACTTAGAGAAGAAGGTTGAACGGCTTGAAGGCTTACTCAACCAGCTTCTAGAGGAAATGAAAAATGGTAAGTGAATTGGTGTTCAGCGATACGTTCGCTGATTGGAAAACAAAGATCAATGCACTTGTGCAGGACCATATTGCGTCAACGCAAGAGTTTGATGATTACGTCGCGAACTTGGCTATTACAGGTCCATTCACATATAACCGAGCAACAACTTCTGGTCTGAGCATTTCGATCTATGGTGGGACTGTCCGTAACGGTTCGGTTGTTGAGTTTCTGACTGACTCTATCGTGATAATGCCTGCTAACTCGACCCGAGTATTGGCGATCTACAAAGTCGACAACTTTGCTCCATCTCTTCAGTTGTACGCGACTAACGCTGTACCTGAGAAGAATGTGTTGCCTATTGCGATCTTCACAACCGACTCAACACAGTTGACCAACTACACTGACCTTCGTACTCAGTTCAGTATGTCGTCTGGTTCTGCTGGTTCTGCAAGTAGCGTCCTTCAGTTCGACAAAAACATTGACTTGGATGTGACTATCCCGGCAACGAAGAACGGCCTGTCGATTGATCCAGTAGTTTCGCCAGGTATAACTGTGACTGTTTCACCTGGCGCAGTGTGGGTGGTGCTCTAATGGCGGATATTACAACTCGCTCAGACTTCGCCGAGTATTGCCTACGCAAGCTCGGTAAGCCTGTTATCCGCATCAACGTGTCCGACTCTCAGGTACAGGATCGCATTGATGATGCGATTCAGGCTTGGAATGACAAACACTATGATGGTACTGAAAAGGCTTGGATCGGCTATGCGCTGACCGATCAAGACATCCTGAATGGCTACATCACGTTACCGTCAGACATCATGACCGTTGACCAGATGATTCCGATGTCGACGATTTACAAGGAACACGGTTCAGATAGTCTGTTCAGTTATCGTTACCAGTACATGATGCAGAACTTGTCACCGTTTCAACCGCTGGACATGTTGAACTACTACATGACCATGACAAACTTGCAAGACACGAACGACATGGTTAACACAACCGAACGCTTCGAGTTCACGAAGCATAAGTCGAAACTGATGATCTATCGTGGTTTGGAAACGTCGAAAGTCGGTGAAGTGATTACGTTCCATGTGTTCAAGAAGATTGATCCAGACACTGTTCCAGATGCATGGAATGATAAGTGGTTGAAGCGTTATGCGACTGCACTGATCAAACAGAACTTTGGCCAAAACATGAAAAAGCATGGTGAAATCCAAATGCTTGGTGGTGTTTCGGTCAACGGGCAACAAATATTCGATGAAGCGACTCAGGAGATTGCTGATCTTGAATCCGACCTTCGAGACACTTACGAAGAGCCTATCGACTTTTTTCTAGGCTAGAGGTTGACATGATAGACGAAAACAACAACGGTATTGACGATGAACTTGAGCGCGCCCGTGCCCAACTAGAGGCCGATAAGGATAAGCTCAAATGGATCATCCGCCGCCGTATGGCTGTTGGATCGTTTCTGTCGCTTGTTATCTTTGGTTTGTACTACTCGCTTGTAGGCTTGTTCATCACGCTTGATCAAGCGAAGACGATGGCCGAGTTCAACAGCATAGTGGTAACAATCGTCGGTGCACTCATCTCACTGTTACTCAGCTACTACGGTACATCATACTTGTTTGATAAAGACAAGTTGCGATAAGCCAAACACTAACCCGACGTCATAGTCGGGTTTTTTATAACCTGTATTCTACTAAATAGGTTTATACAATGCACCCGACTGGGCGCGATAGACAGAATCTTTTAAGGGTATTGCGATGCTCAACCCATACATGACGAATTACACGGCGACTGAGGAACAGCAGTTGACCGATGACCTGATCATTGAAGCTATTCAGGCGCGCGGTGTCGATGTTCGATACATGGAGCGCACGCACCACAACTATAACGCGCTGTTTGGTGAAGACCCAACATCATCATTCGCCGGCACAAAGTCGATTGAGATGTACCTTCAGAACGTACAGGGTTGGGGCGGTGAAGGTGAAATGATGACCAAGTTTGGTCTGACAATCAAAGACACTGCAAAGTTTGTGGTCAACCGTACACGCTTTACTGAAGAGTTCCCAAACCTTCCACGTCCGCGCGAAGGCGACTTGCTGTTCATGCCTTATACGAATGCGATCTTTGAAATCAAGTATGTCGAGAATGAAAGCCCGTTCTTCCAACAGGGAGCGCAGCTTGTCTATGAGATTAGCGCGGAATTGTTTGAATTTAGCCATGAAGACATCGATGCGGGTGATGTTGACATCAATACATTCATCTCTGGCGTGTTGAACTTCGATCCTGCAACCGAAACTGACGCATACGGTAAAAACGAGGTCATTGAGGACACGTTCCAACCTGAGACGACTTTTGATCCAGCAGACCCATTCGCGGTGAAATGATCATGCATTCATTAGAGAGTTTTAAGTATAACAAGTCCATCACCCTATTGACTGGGGTGTTTGGGGCTGTGTTCAACGAAATCAAGATTGTGCGAGCTGATGGTAAAACTATCCTTGTACCGATCTCCTATGCGATCCAGCAGAAGTACGATGCGCGACTAAAGCAGAATCCTGACATCCAGACATCGCTGAAGTATCAGACTATCCTACCAAGGTTGAGCTTCAAGCTTGTCTCTTGGCAGCGTGACACTGATCGGGCATTGAGTAAATATAACCAATTGATCGAACAGACTGACAGAACGCAAGTAACTGAGCTTTATAGTCAACGTAACCGCGTGCCATACAAGTTCATGTATGAAGTGAATGCAAAGACTAAGACAGTTGAT